AGCATCGCCGAAGACTACACCATCAGTTAAGTGGATTTCTTTAAATGCAGAAGTTGTGGAACCTAAGTTTAGGTATCCAGAAGCACCTGATGTTGTTGCACCTGCAGGGAGTGTAGGCACAATTGCCGCCTGAGTCGATTCGCCATCAAACCTTATTCTTGGATCTGAATTAGTACCTTCTGATCCCATGTATAGATATTTACCTGAGTTAAGTCCAATCAGTGCCTTATCAACTCCTGCATCTGCCAACCTAAGTCTATTTCTATTATCGATTGTAATATCACCATCGATTGTAGATTCACCGGTAACACTCGTAATTAGATTTTCCCAACCAGAACCATTATAGATTTCTACCTGATCTGTTGTTGTGTTGTAGATCATATTGCCTTCAGCTTGAGAAGTTAACGCATCTCTTGCTGTAGTATCAATTTTATTAAATCTTACTGGGTTACTTAAGTATTCCATATTTTGCGCGATATGAGTCATCGCGTTATATTCAGTAGTAACTTCGTAATTTGTAGCTGAACCACCCACAACACTTGATAACTGTAAAACACTACTATTAAGGGTTGGTCTTATAGTTAATTGCTGATAATTTAATGATGGCGAGTTGGTTCTATCGTGAGATGTAATTCTCAATAAGTTGTTTTGAGAATACATAGTTGCCCGTGTTTGATATGCAGAACCGTCTGTAGCTTCNAGGTTAATTTGNATATTTGCATCAGTAGAAATATCTGATGGGTTAGCAACGTCTTCAACAAAACTAATTGGATTTGCGTTAAGGAATTTCTTTGAGTTAATGTCTAAGTTACCACCAAGTTGTGGTGATGTATCAGCAGAAACATCGGGATCTGTAGCTTCTGGTCCTTGCACACCTTGGAGACCTTGAGTACCAGCTTCGCTTAGACCTTGCAAACCCTGAACGCCTTGCATTCCTTGGATACCTTGTAGACCAATTAAACCCTGAACACCTGCGCCTGTAATACCTTGGGCACCTTGTGTACCAATAGCACCAGCTCTTTCAAAGGAAACAATTAAGTCAGTTTGGTTTGTAAATGATGATCTATTTCCGGCTTCCCAAACAACACCAATTTCAAAGAATCCGGTCTGCTCTGTAACAGCGGATATAGAATATAGAACATATTGGTTAGGTGTTCCGGCAGGAGATAATCTAATATGCCCTTTAACGTTACCAGCAGGATCGTCGGTAGTTCTTAAATAAGATTGAATATCTACTGATGCTGAATCCGTATCGTCAATGTATAATTCTGTAGCAAATTGGAGGTTAGCCGAATCAGCAGCAAATCTACCAGCACCAGGATCTCCGCCTAATGTTGAGTTATTCCAAGAATATGGAAATTCTGTTCCGCCATAAGAACCACTTGCACCTTGGAAACCAGATGTACCTTGAACACCTTGGTTACCATCAGCACCGTCGGATGGACCTTGAGTACCAATAACACCTTGTACACCTTGAGTACCAGCTCCGGTAGTACCTTGAAGGCCAATGCCCTGAATACCTTGCGGACCTTGTGGTCCGTCAGAAGGACCTTGTAAACCTTGAATACCTTGCCCGCCGCTGCTTCCTTGAACACCAACACCATCATCGCCAGCAGTACCTTGAACACCTTGGTTACCATCACTTGGGCCCTGAATACCTGGAGGACCTGCTGGACCTTGCACACCATCAGACGGACCTTGGATACCAAATGGTCCTTGAACACCTTGTATTGCTTCAGCTTGAACACCTTGAACACCTTGGAAACCAGGAGTTCCTTCTGTACCTTGGAAACCCTGAAGTGTAGTACCTTGTGTACCTTGCGATCCCTGAACACCTTGCGCATCAAAACCTTGAACACCTTGGTTACCTTCACCAGCCAAACCTTGAACACCGGTATCACCTTGAATCGCTGGGCCTTGTACACCTTGGAAACCGTTTTCACCAACGGCACCCTGTAAACCTTGAACACCTTGAATACCNTCGTCGCCAGTAACGCTTTCGCCCTGTACACCTACGGTACCTTGAATACCTTGCAATCCAAGTAAACCTTGAACGCCATCAGCGCCGGTAATACCTTGAACCATAATACCTTGAATACCCTGAGGGCCGGTATCACCCACACCATCAGGACCTTGTAAACCTTGGAAACCCTGAGCAGCTTGTGTACCTTGCGTACCTTGTGGACCTTCTGGTCCTTCAACACCTTGCGGGCCAGGAATATTACTCGGATTACCTTGAACACCCTGAACACCTTGAGGTCCAGTACCACCAGGTCCTTCGTCACCTTGTAGGCCTTGCNTACCCTGNAATCCAAAACCAGCAGGACCATCATTACCCTGCATACCTTGAACACCTTGGCCNCCGCCACCTTGAATACCTTGGAAACCAAATCCAGCTGGACCGTCACCACCTTGAATACCTTGTACACCCTGCGATTGACCTGCCGGGCCTTGGAAACCTTGGAAACCTTGTGCACCATCATCGCCCAAATCGCCTGAGGTACCTTGTAAACCTTGAACAGAACCTGCAGGTCCTTGAACACCCTGTCCACCAAAGCTACCATCAGTACCTTGAAAACCTTGGAAACCCTGCATACCTTGAACAGAACCTGCAGGACCTTGTACACCTGGATCGCCATCATCGCCAGCAGTACCTTGCGGGCCAGCTTGACCTGGCGTACCAGCGGAACCTTGAATTCCTAATCCATCGTTACCATCGGTACCTTGTAAACCTTGAACAGAACCTGCAGGTCCTTGAACACCAGGTCCACCATCAGCACCTTGAATGGCAATACCATCCGCACCTTGAATACCTCTTTCACCTTGTAATCCGTCGCCACTACCGCCACTACCGGCCGGACCTTGAACACCTTGAGCACCAGGTGCACCAGCACCACCGCCGCCTGCACCTACACTAGTCCAAACAGTACCTTGAAATCCTTCAAATTGTTTGGATGCAGTGTTAAAACGTAATTGGCCTTCGGATCCAGATGGTCTTTCACCAGTTGTACCGGCAGGAATTTGAGTCGCGCCTGTTTCGCTTGTTCTTGGAGTAATGGCATCGAAGTTATCGTCCATTTCCTGATATGTTAAAGCACTACCCTTATCGCCGCGTTTAGTAATTGCCATTATGTTGTTTCCCCGTCTTGGTTGTAGTATTCACCGACATACGCACTCCAGCCGCTTCCAATGGATCCTCCACTCGATGCAACGTAGCCGTCAAGTACATAACCGGCTAACACATACAAATCTTGTGCGTTACCGTTTTCTATATTTATATAACCATCAACTACATAATTTGGGAGCGCATACATATACGAGTAATCTTCAGACGCGTATGGCTCAATGTAACCTGGGTTATTTTCAATATAATCAAAATATGCATATTCAAAAAGTTGTTTTTCATCTCTCCGTAAAGGAGACGTAAATACAATTTGATCCTCAATAGCTTTTCGTAATATTGGATCTGTTTCTTGTGCTAATGCAGTCAGTAACGCATAATAATCCGGATTAGATCTGGTGAAGCCGATAGTACCGGTAAAGTTACCTTTGATAGACATTTTACCCGCCTGCGTTTACTTTGGCGTGGCCAGAAGCTGATGCGTTAGCTACAAAGTGGCAAGCGTGGCCGCCTGTCGCATCAGTCATTCGATGTACACCTTTTCCACCGACTTTAACTTTACTTGAAAACCCAACAACTGGATCTCCGCATCCTGTACTATCACCTTGTCGTATAACAGGGTTACCACCACAAGTAACTTTTGATTGTGATGCTACGTATTTTGTTTGATGAAAAGGCTTTGGATGGCCTGGTGGTGGACCATTACATGCATGTCCAATATGCATATCAGCGTCTGTAGATACGAGTGGCATTTCTTTTCCTTATAATTGCGGTACTAAACTATCCATATCAAAGTTAACACTTACACCACATCCACAGCTACTATGAGCATTTGGATTTTTAATTTCAAAGTTTGAGCCAACTAAACTTTTAACGTAATCTACTTCTGTTCCAATTAAAAACATGACTGCATGAGATTTAACCGCAAAGTATCCTTCATTACATGTAATTACTTCATCACCTGGTTCTAAGTCTTCTACCTTTGCGGTACCCCACTCATATTCAAAACCAGCACAGCCTCCGCCTTTAACACTAAGCGTAATTGCGTAGCATTTATTCTCTTTACATAGTTCGCTAATTTGTTTGTCAGCGTTTGGTGTGACTGTGCAAATAGTCATTAATTATTCCTTATTAAAATGGATGCCCTAAGCGGGCACCCTTGAAAAGCTTAAGCTGCTTCTAATAATTGTTCCTTTGCAATTATATATTCTTTTACTAAACCAGATCTGACGATATCTTCTACGCCAAATCTAACTACGTCAAAGCTTCTAATTGCATCTAAAACTTTTATAAAGTCGTGCAAACCTGTGATATCTGCTCTATTTCGAGATTGTTGTAAATCATCCTGTTTTGTGTCTCCACAAAAAATAATCTTTGATGATTCTCCAACTCTTGTAATAATACTATCAAGTTCGTGGTATGTCATTGATTGGCATTCATCTACAATAATGACTGCGTTGTCAAATGTGAGTCCTCTTACAAACGATGATGTTTTGAACTCTATCATTCCCTTGGTCTTTAAAACTTGATAAGCATCCTTTCTTCCAAATAGATCGTTGGTGATATCAGTGTATGGTGCTTCAAACACTGCCTCTTTTTGTGCCTGTGAACCTGGCATAAAACCTTGCTCACGCGTCTGAACTGCAGATCTAATTATGACGACTTTTTCATACTCTCCTTTCTGTAGTACATCATTGAGTGCCAAGTATGTAGCACACATTGTTTTTCCTGTACCTGCTGTTCCGATGGCGGCTAGATTGTATCCTCTGTTGTAAGCGTTAAATAAGTCAGATTGAGATGGTGTGAGTGGGTTAATCTTTCGCATTGCGAATTTCTGATTTAAGATGCCCATCATATGGTCTTGTTCTCTTTCTACTCTTCTTTTTTCTTTACGGGATAGTCTTCGCTGTTTTGCCATGAAACCTCCTAATGGTGTTTTACCATGTGTTAATTTTATTTTTTGTACCATCCTTTTTAATTGAACCAGGATGATGTTTTTTAACATTCTTTAGCACATCACGAAAACTGTCGTCAGGTTTTCTTAAACCTAAGCGAACAGAGTCACCGATTGCTGGTGGACTCACAATCAATTGTTTAATGTTTGGGTTTTTTTCTAGGTATTCTTGACGTTCCGCCATTGACAAAATTTTGTCAAAGCGCTCGCCATTTTCAATGTTTTCAAAAGTATAAGTAGGCATTAACTCTCCTATTTTAATTACAAAAAAAGGAACCAAATTACGGTTCCTTTACCGCATAGTATATCACCTATGCTTATATTTATATAATTGATGTGTTAGCCAACAATGGTTTCGTAAATTTCTTTCCAATTATTGCAACGTGGCATATCACCAACGAAGGAATCTTTGTTGAAAGGATGATTTACCAAAATGCTATCAAGACCAAGAGTACGGCCAAGAACTGCGTTCTCGACTTTATCTTCAATCCACCAACATCCACTACCACGATATGGCTCAAGAACTTCGTCTTTATCAGCACCAGTATCAACATAAACGTATGACTCAAATACTGTAGGACCAAACATTTCAATTAAGTTTTTGGTACGAAGGTGACCAGCATAAGGGTCAGTACTAAGTGAACTGATTACACGGAAAATGTAACCATGTTCTTCATGTAATTTACGTACATACTTAATAGCATCGCGAAGAGGTGGAAGCTTACGAATCCAAGCTGACTCGTTAAACATCCGAACTAGACGTTCCTTTTCCTCAAATTCCAAGTTAAAACGAGTACCAATATCGTATTCGTTTTCGCCATTGGCGACTTGGACGTAACCGTGACGTTCCATCCATTGTGTAAATGAGTGGACCCAGTCAAGTAGAACTCCGTCTACGTCAGTTAAGATTACTTTATTATTTAGCATATATTTTCACTTTCTTTCATTTTATATTCGTATTATAACAAAAAGGGGATTGAATGTCAACCCCCTTTTTTAATTTTATTTTACACCCATCATAGGTCCAAAGCGACGTTGCATTGCTTTCAGTTCAGCTTTGAAAAGTTTTCCGGATTGTCCACACTTATAAACGTATGGCATTTTATAGTTGCGAGGTTTAAAGTCAACCAACTCATCACCCATATGGTTTTTCATATGCAGACCTTCCATCTCAACCATTTGCTTTAGTAGAGTGGAGCTTACTGTTTCTGCACCTTTAACTTTTGCTTTAACCTTGATGTCGGCTTCAGCTGAGTCAAACCTGATGTTACCAATTTCGAATTCCAAGTTGGCGCCAAATTTGTCAAGAACATTTTGCATTTCAACACGAAGAGCTTTAAGAGTTGCTTTGTCGAATTTTGTTACTTTTTTCATTTGGTAGATCCTTTGTTTTGTTTTACCTTATATAAACAATATAACCTATTAAAACACGTTTGTCAACAGTTAATTTCATTTAATTACAAAAAAGAATCGTTTAAAAACAACTACTTATTATTTTTTTTCGAAAGATTGAAATCGTCTTCTAACCAGCGCTCAGAAAGCTTTGTTTTTCGCTTCTCTCTACGTTGCTTTTTACGATTTTCTTTCTTTGAAGAATAGTCGTCGGTATCTCCCCATTCATCGTCGTCCCATGTTTCGCGGAATGATTTACGCTTACTCATATGCTTCTAACCTATTATGCTGTTTCTTTAATTAGTTGTGGAAATGCTTCTTTGATTACTTTTAAGGAAATACCTTTAAAGGGCTTTTTACAAATCATGTAATTGGCCAACAATTCTGCATCATCATTATCAATGTCTTCTAAAAACGATATAAAGAGTGATTCACGTTTTACTGGCTTAATATTGTCATATCCACCACCTTTTACAAAAATGCGAAGGCGGCGGGAGTCAGATATAAGCATAGCTTTAGCTTCGTCTTCGTATTCATTTTTGTTCCAAGGTGGAGGAGTATTGGGAATTAAAAACTCTATTGAAGGATCATACGTAGCTTGAACAACAGTGCGCAATGCAAAGCTATCGTTCTTTTGCAAGTGGGCGACCTTTTCACTAGTTGATTTTAATTTACCAGTTTCAGCAACAACTTCGCTAATTGATTTGTGTACCGCCATTATTAAAAATCCTGTATATCGGTGATAAGATGCTTGAGTTTTTTCTGAATAAAATAGTTAAACAGATGTTCTCGGCCAATGCTCTTTTCTTCATTGTACTCTGCACGAATTTGATCTTGATACTTTTGAGGAATTTCAGATAGATCAATCATCATTTTGTTACGATAAAATCTACGTAGAGTTTCCTCATCCATATTTTCAGTACCATCTGAGTACAATGCAAGACGCTTTTTGGTCATTGCTTTTTGGCGCTCACCAACAGCTAAACAGTTATCAGGTGACAAGATGTTTGGTACACCATCGCCTGTATCACCTTTAAGAATATGCTCTTCAAGGTACTGAGCTGGCTGGTCGTGACGAATCCAACGCTTGCGAATTGGATCGTATTGATCTACGTTTGCATACTTTTGAAGTTGAATAAAGTCTTTATCGGCTGAGAGAATAAGGAACTTTTCAGAACCAATATTAAGCTCAGATCCATGTTCATGGATAACTGTACCGATAATATCATCAGCTTCGCAATGGTCAATGTGAATTACTTTATAAGGAAAGTATTCCTTGATTTCAGTACGAAGGTTATTCATAATTTCAAATAGTGCATTCCAATCGAGTTCAGATTTATCACGACCAGCTTTGCGGTTTGCTTTATAGTATGGATAAGCTTCTTTGCGCCAGGTATTTTTACCGTCAGCACAAACAACGATTTCTCCATACTCTTCTGAAAACTTTTTACGATTAGCTCGCAATGAGTTCAGAAACATGTGACGGATGATGTTCTCATCAACAGCCACGTCATAATGTTTTCCAATGCTCGCAAATAGCGAAGCAAGGATAACTTGGTTATAGTCTACTAATATTGCCATTTTGTTTCTCGTTTCAATTAATTTACAAATACTATAATAACACAAGTATTTGAAAATGTCAACTGTTAACTTCCCTTTTGTCTTAAAAGTTTCGTCCACAGATTACCAAAGGTATGAACATCATTTGGAATCAAAGCAAATCTATCTGATTTCGTAAATCTATTTAGGAAATTTGGATCGTTTTTAATTTGCTCTAGTACACCTTTTGTAATAGCATATGCCAAATTAGCGTGAGTGGCTGCATCTTCATTATAATCATACATCACTGTAGCATTAGCTGCGGTTTCAGGAAGTGCTCCATAATTTGGATGAATACACAATAAGCTAGATCTAATTGCTTCAATCAATGCAATGCATGATGTTTCTTGCCAAATATTTGGATAAAGGAAGATGTGAGACTTCTTAAGCGCTTGAATTACATCTTCGTTTGGAACTGAACCATGATAAGTCATATTTCGATGTTCATGGATTTTTGTAAACAATTCTACATATGGATCATCACGTTGTGGCCAGCCATAGATAGCAAAAGATGAATACACATCTAAATGAATACTAGGATATTCTTTTGATAGTGCATCAATAATTGGATAGACAAGTTCTAAACCACGATGCGGTGTCGTATGATAGATAAAACGAATTCTGTTAGATTTCTCTTTTTCTTCACTATCATATCGAGTTTCAACTGCGTTTGGAATAACCGAACATTTAGAATA